ATATATACATAATAGGTAAGGATAAAATCACCCACATACCATCTACCACAGCATTATCCTCTAAATTGAAGGTTTCAATTGAACTTCAATTCCAATTGAAACCTTCTATTCACACCCTATTCACACCTCTCTTTATATATTATAATATAACTACTTAAATACTTAAAAATATATATTATAGTATAATGAGTTTATATCATAAAAGCGACGAATTTAAAATCAAGAAAATTTACTCTAACTTACAAGACGAATACGAACACAACTTACACCTTAAAAGTATGTTTTGCTTTGATATTGAATTTAACTATACTATGGCATTAACAACAAAAGCATTACTCCTAAAAGGGTTAATTGAAGTATTCAAGTTCTTTAAGTTTAATGGTTATACTAATATTACTGAAGAACAAAGAACACACTTACTAAACCTTCTATATAAAATACGCAAACGCATTATTATCCATATTACTCAATTAAAGAAACTAAATAACGAGAACCTTAATGATAATAAAGAATATTATAATATGCTATTACGAATTTGCTACTCTTACTTACTAAAAGGACAATACACAACACAAAAGGAATGTATTACAAATTAAACTTGAATATTTTGTTAATATAAAATATATTACTATATTATATTAACTATGTCCCAGACTAACGAGTTCGCAAAGGCAAATAATCCCGATTATGTGTATTATGATATTCAACGAACAAACATATATAATAACTCTTCAGAAGCAACACCACAATTACAATTTTTAGAAAGTCGTGATGCTCCTATTGTTGAAAACTCTGGTGATTACACAATGAGCGTGACACGCTTTTCTGTAGATACTGCTAATCTTCCGGTATTAGTAGTAGAACCCGATGTTGCTGGAACTGACCCATTTGACCCTAATAGGTCTATTCATAAAGTAGCAATAATTACTGAAGGTGCTAATTTAAAAATTTCTTCTTCTGGTGCCGTATCAACACAAACAACATTTACAGCAACAGCAATAGATTTAGAAACCCTATATGGGTATGTAATTTCTGCTTCTCACGATGGAGAGGTAATCGTATTTGGCGAACCTTTTGGCACTGCGAAAAAGACTTTTACTACACCAACAGATATTAGAATTGAAGGCGGACATTCAAGGACTACCACAAACACAATTACAACTATATTTGCGACCAAACGAGGACACGCTCATATTGGTATAAAGAATGCTGTTGGAACTTATAATATAGACAGAATATCCGATGGCAGTATATATGATTTTCCATATACAGATACACAATCACGCGAGAATGTAACACTTGCGATTAATTGGGAAGTTGGATATAGTGCTGCTGTAAGTGGAGATGGTAATATTGTTCTTATAGGTAGTGGAACTGATTGTCCGTATTATTGGATTTTAAATAAAATTACTGGAATTACAAAACGATATGAAAAACCAAGTTGGACTACTTCGGCAAAATACGCGGTTACATGTTCCTTAAATTATTTTGGAACTTATTTTGTTTTAGGACAACCAAACAGAGACACTTATGGTAGGGTAGAAATTTATAGTAATAATCTTACTACAACCGCAGTTAGTTTGTTATTTGGTGTTAGTGGAGTAGTAGGAATGTCATATCGGGGATTATCAGTCAAGATGAATGATGTGGGTGATATTGTCGTTGCTACACGAAGCACTACAAATGTAGGCGGTGGAATAGATGTTTTTTATACAAGCGATACTTGGACTACAATAAGCACTACTACATTAACACCTGCTTCTCCTGCTATATTATTTTATGGTTTTAATGTTAGTATGAATAACACAGGAACTCTTATAGCAATAGGAGCAAAGGAACATGCTGTAAGTGGGCGAGTTTTAATTTATACATTTGCTAAATCTGGTGGAGTATTAACACTACGAGATACAATATCACCTGGAAATAGTCGTGATGGAGGATATTTACTATTTGGTTCTTCTGTTGCTTTAAATTTTGATGGAACAACAATTCATATAGGAATGCCAGAATATAGTAGTTGGCGTGGTGGAGTTCAAACATTTCAGTATAGCAGTAGTGCTTGGAGTTATAAAACAGAAATTTTAGGTGTTGCTTCGGCAAGAATGGGTTTGTCGGTTTCGGCGACACAAGATACTTCGTATGTCGTAGGTAGTCCTTCCGTTATTGGTGATGTTAATAACCCTACTATTCGTGGTAGTGTTGCTGCTGTTAGAATTAATATTGCTACAAATCAAAATTTACCATCTAATTTAGTTAATATGTCAAGTGTCGCTAATGTTAATTGGATTTCTGATAATGCTACTTTAACACCTCCAACATTATCTCAATTAGACGGAAATAATACGGCAACATTCCCATATTATTATTGTCATAGTTATAACAATTTTATAGATGTAGTTAATACTGCTATTAAAGAGGCGTATGTTGCTAATTTTAACGAATTATGGCATAGTTGGGTTTCTACCTTATCGGTTGCTAATGCCACTTTTATTAAAGCAGAGTTTATTAATATAGTAGCAAGATGCTTTTCTACACCTCCATATTTGGAATGGAACTCTACATTAGACGCAAGTATATATTTAAACACATTATTTTCTTCTATTGGTAATTATTATGCTCCATCACGGACATACACTACAACAGGTTCTTCTCCTAATCAGACCCAAGTATCTACTAATGGTTCGCCTCAACCAATACATTTAAGAGTAGCATTTAACGCAAGTCTATATTCGTTATTTAGTAGTTTTCCAGCAACCGAAACAATAATAGAGGGCGAAAAGTTCTATATGCTAAATATGCCAAAGCAAGTAGCATCGCTTCGTGATAATTCTACTATAAGTTTAAGGGCATTACCTCTAATTCCAGACTACCCTTTCTTATATGAGTATCATAATGCCGAAACTGGTGTTTTAACACTTCCTTATCCAGATAATAGTGTTCTAAATTATCCTCTTCAAGACTATTTTATTGTTCTTAAACAAGAAATATCTACTATTGATGCTTGGTGTCCTATAAGTAGTATTGTATTTACATCTAATCAATTGCCAATTGTAGTTAGTCAATTTTCCGCTTCTAATTCAATTAGTAATCAAACGCCTTCTGCTACAATTGGTAATAGGTTTGCTCTTGTTATTACTGACCTTATGACTAATCAACAAGGTTTCCGTCCTAATATAATTTACAATCCAACTGCGGAATATCGCCGAATTGCTCTAACTGGTAATATGGGTATTCGTAATATTGATATTAATGTGTTTTGGCGAAGCAAGACAGGACAACTTCTACCTTTCCGTCTTCCTAGTGGTGGAAGTGCTACATTAAAATTGCTTTTTGAGAAGAAAGATAGACACAATAAGAAGGTAATTGAACCAGATGTAGTAGATATAATGGGTGGAAAAATGTCAAGAAGTCGCCGATAAAATCCGTAGTCCCTATTCTTGGAATTCTTATATATTTATAATGTTATATAAATATATAAACTATGTCTGCCGCTTCTGACTTTACTACTTGCCTTGTAAAAGATGCGAGAATCGCTGGAATTTCCGACCAATTAACATATTCGGTTCAGTCTGGAGCGTCGTCTAATACCTACCAGGTCTTTAATGCCGTAAGCAAGTCTAACTCTCAATTATCGTTTAATATTCAAGTGCCGTCTGAAAATATTATTGTTAATCGCGAAATCTTACTTCGTGCCGAAATTGACTTTACTATGGAAGTTAAAGTAAAGGGTGCGTTAGTTCAAGCGGTAAATTTCTGTGGTATTGATGCTCTATCGCCATTCCCTCTCAATCAGTTATTTACTACCGCTTCGGCACAAATTAACAATACAAATGTTTCGTCTAATATTGCTGACATTCTACCTATTATCTTACAACTTGCCGACCAACGCGAATTATCAACATATAACGATATGACCCCCTCGCTATTAGATACTTTCTATGCTAATTTTTCCGATACATTCTTATCGTCTGTAGGTAATGGTGGTGTTGATTCTACTGCTGGTGGTGCGACCATTGACAACACAACTTTTCCTCCTTCTGCTGGTAAATCGTTATATGCTCTTCCCGCGTCTAACTCCCCATTAGGAGGATACAATCAGCAATCGTTAGATGGTGCGTTTCGTCCTCGTGGTGCTTTCCCTCTTAAAATTCTATCAATTAAGAAGGAAACAGGCACAGCAGTTCAAGGAAGCACATTTTCGGAAAATACTGGTGATGTTATTTGGGTTGCTCTTCGTGCCGAAGTCGTTGAACCCATTATTGGTTTAAGTCCATTTACATACGGCAATAACCAATTTAACAAAGCAGGTCTCGTAGGTATTAATTCCATGAATTTTGTATTTAACATTGACAGCACTTTAAGTCGTTTAATGTGTTCTGCTATTACCTCAACTGCCGATAATAGTAAAAAATTATATCCAGGACACAATGCTAAAACTGGTGCTTCTGCCACAACTGATTTATTTAACAAAGCGGAATTACTAATTAATTTCTTATCCTCTCAACCAACAGACCTTATCCCTGCCCGCAATTCCGTTCCGTATGTAGATTTACCACGCTTTATTTCCCAAGCAACGACCGAAATTGCTGCCGCAGCAAACACTATTACTGGAACAACTGGTTATGGTTTAGTATCATCGCAAGTGACATTTATTTCGCAAGGAATCCAATTGAATCAACTGCCCGACTACTTTATTATTGCTGTTCGTGCGAAAGACAAAACCAATAGCAGATTATATAATAATGTTATAGGTCAGTCGCAAGATTACGCCCCTCACTTCTTACCAATTACCGGAATTAGCGTCAATTTAAATAACACAAGTGGTCTTTTATCGTCTGCTACTCAAGCAGACCTTTACCGCATTAGTCGTAATAATCATTCTAAACAAACATGGGACGCTTTCAGAGGAAAAGCACGAGTTTATCAGTGTGCTACACCAGCAGCAGCAACCGCCACTCAATTATCAACATCAACCATGACAAGCACCGGTCAAATGGGTTTTGCGGACATTGCTACTACTGGTTCGGTTTTAGTGCTAAATCCTGCGTATGACCTCTCAATTCCAGATTACCTTTCATCTGGCAGTCTTGGGGCATATAATTTCCAGTTCAGCGTCCAATGCGAGAATTACCATACCTACGATACAATCAAACCAGAAATCGTAGTAATTTGTGCTAATAGTGGTGTATTCAGCACAATTGCGGGTTCGTCAAATATTTACACTGGCATCTTAACTAAATCAATGGTTCTTGATGCGAAAAAGGAAGCGGCGGAAAGTCCAATTATGTCGTCGCAATATGAACGGATGGTTGGAGGTGCTATGATGCCTAATAATGCTATGTCTTCAGATGCTCCCCTATTAAAAGAATATAAATCTGCTGTTGGAAAATTAAGGATGGGTAGTGGCGTTCAGTCGGGGGGCGGTAGTTCGCGTTTCTCGCACCTAACTCGTTAAGGGTGAGGGATTAATCCTTCATACTCCCTTTAAACGAAGTTCTTTTGGTGCGACCTTTTTTAAAAGGTTGCCTTACTTATAACAATTATTCTCAATCCCATAGTAATCAAACGCCCAATCTCTTTCGCTTAATGCTTCGTCAAGTGTCTTAAATGTTTTATCAAATACTCTTTTGTTATTTAAATAAAGCATTACACGAAAACTACCCCATTGGTTTATCATTATATTAGGAAACCCGCTTTTGTTTTGTCTATTACAATTTCTATTATTTACCGAAATGGTAGTCCAACGCAAATTGTCTAAACTATTATTATGTTTGTTTTGGTCTATATGGTCTATTACTGGATAGTTATATGGATTAGGTAGAAATTGTAATGCTAATAGACGATGTATAAAGATAGTTTTAACATTTGTCTTTTTATATAAATTAACTCTTAAATAACCATCTTTATTTAAACGAGGTTTTAAGACACGCTTGGTTTTATTACTCATAATCTCTCCAATTCTGTTTATACTATAATACTTTTCGTAGTTCCGTATTGGTTCAAAGCAACCTATATTCATAATTATAATATATAATATATTGTCTTTATATAAAGACATTATAATATAATATAATAAAATGACGAACGCAAACACAAACAGATTTGATAGAGATGAATATGCTAAAACATACTATAAGGACTATTACCAAAAAAACCGAGAAAAAATCAACGAAATAAGGCGAAAGCGAATTACTCTTGATAGAATTGAAACGAATTATGGTGTTAAACTTAATGATGAGTTATATACTATATATGATGAGAACCGAGAGATTTATAATAAAGTGTTTAGACAACTAAAACAAAATAAAGAAAATATGGTTAGTTATACTAATATTAACCCCCTTTTAGTAGAACACTTCAATAATCATATTATATTATAATCTATACCTTTTCGGTAGTGCTGTAATCTCTCAAAATTAATTATAGTCTATTCAATTTTATATTTTAAAAATAAAATATAAAATACTTTTCTTAAAAGTAATAAAAATATAAAATCTTTTGTAATATATATAACTATGAATTTTAAAGTTCCAAAAAATTTTGATTTAAATGTTATTACCGAGAGAATTAAGCAACCTTTAAGCGACGCAGACTTGGAACGCTATTTTGGTGCCGGTAAAGAAAGCGAAGTCATTAAATATAACGAACTTGCTAATTATAAAACTATTGATGAGTTATTACCAAAACCTTTTGACTTTAGAATTATATTAGTAGAAACCGCCCATAATGTAGGACATTGGGTTCTAATACTAAAATACGGAAACACAATTGAAAATTTTAATTCGTATGGTATTGATATTGATAGACAAAAAAATATGTTATGTCGTATGATGAATTTTAATATGGGACAATCAAAAAATTTATTAACTAAATTAGTTGGTTTATCAGAATACAAATATATAATCAATAAAATACCCTTCCAAGACGACGGACAAAATACTAACACTTGCGGAAGATGGGTTGCTCTACGCATCATAACAGCAAAAGATATGTTTATGCCATTAGACGATTTTACACGAATGATTATTAAAGCAACCAAAGAAACTAGATTGACCCCCGACCAATTAGTATCTATGTGGATAGATTAGGGGATAAAAAAAATATGCTCCTTTCCCTTTTGTGTTCCTTTTCCTAAAAGGAACTTAGAAGTCCTTGTTATATGCCTTAATTGCCAACTTCAACCCTAAACCATTATTGTAAATAGCATTACGCTTTATTTTTTGAATTGCTAAATGTTTAAAGGGAGCATCTATGATTTCTTTAAACATTCTAATTAGTTCGTCTGTAATCCCATAAGTGTTGTTCTTGAATATCTTGAGTAGTGTTGGTTTGTCAATACCATCTATGTAATAAAGATAATCAATATAAAACCATATGTTATTAAAATTCTTCCTTTCTATAAGCATTCCTTTATTTGGATTAGGAGCATAATAAATGCGTGTTTCGTTTCTGTCATAATATTTATTGATATAAGCATTAATCTTTTTAGGGTCAAGAACAGAACGCAATGCCTCGTTTTTATTTTTATCCTTAAATCCGTCCTTTACAAACTTACGAGGTGTAGTCTTGTTTGGTATTTTATATAAATTGCCAAGTTCGTAATCATACTTCAAACCAGCAAGGTCATATAAACCAATAAGGTTCTTTAACGCTTTATGCTTCAATTCAGTCAAAGCAAGCATATAAACATCAACTTCAGTCATATTACTTTATAGTATAATACATATAAAAGATTTATAAAAAAAGCATTCAGTTTTAATTTTAATTATTTACCTTTTGGTAAAAAGCGTTTTAAAACATAGTTAAGCG